TAATTGAAAGTTTATTAGGAGATGTTGAATACATACAATTAGAAATTAAAGAATCAAGACACAACGCAGTCAATATAAATAGACTACAAAAAGATGTAGATAAAATTTTAACAGTAATAGAAGTTCTTAAAGACAAAGTAAGAAGTAACGGAAATACGGAACATTAATGGAAGTCGTAGTAGCTCTTTTAATGTTTGTAAATTTTGAAATTAAGGAACATCGTATTCAACCTTCAATGAGCATTTGCCTAAAAGGAAAGCGTGAAGCAGAGAGAACATATTCAGACACAGTTTCTTATAAATGTATTAAAGCTAACGCTGAAGTGAAAACAAATAATGATGGCTCACGATACATCACGAAAATTATCTTAAAATAATGGAGGAAAAATATTAATGACGATACCAGATATGATTGAAAAAATAAGTTGGGCTTGGAATAATTGTGGCTTTAAGACAAAAACTACTATTGTTATTTTAACAGCCTTTATACTTTTTATACTTTAATGGATAACAAAGTAAATAAATGTGCAGAGTGTAATTGCAACTGTCATTGTAATACAAAAGAACATTCAGATTTATATGGAGTTTGTTCTTGCACAAATTGTGAATGTAAAAAATATGATGAATGTGAATCCTGCCAATAAAACGACACTCACTCTTCTTTAAGAGGAGTGCCCTTACAAAGATAGATTGCCTCAAGCAATTACTTGCGAGTATGAAACAAGAGATAACGATTAATGTATGTTTGGTGTTTAATAAACCTATAAACGGAGGATAATATGGCAAATGCTGTAGCATCACGTATAGGTTCGATTAATAGTGCCAGTGACAAAAACGCACTTTTTCTCAAAATATTCAGTGGCGAAGTTCTTGCTACGTTTATGAGAGAAAACAAGATGTTAGGAATGACATCTGTGCGTTCAATTTCTCAAGGTAAATCAGCTCAGTTTCCGGTAATCGGAACTACAACTGCGGCTTATCATACTGTAGGAAATGAAATCAATGGTACTGAAGTAAAACACGCAGAGAAGATTATCTCTATAGATGACCTACTTTTATCTAGTGCGTTCTTAGCTAACATAGACGAAGCTAAGAATCATTACGATGTTAGAAGTAATTATTCTAGTGAGATGGGAAGAGCATTAGCAAATAAAGTAGACCAACATCTACTTCAGCTTTCAGTTCTAGCGGCGGCGGCATCTACTACTATAACAGGTGGTTCAGGTGGTACTAGCGTTACTGATTCAGATTGCAAAACTAATGCGGCTTCAATGATAACATCAATTTTTGATTGTGCTCAAGCACTTGATGAAAAAGATGTGCCTTCTCAAGATAGATACTGTGTTGTACCTCCTTCGACTTACTATAATTTAGTTGAGAATGATAAAATTCTTAACAGAGATTTTGGTGGTGCGAATGGAGTTTACTCTGATGGTACTGTAATTAAAGTTGCAGGTATCAACATTGTAAAATGTAACACGGCTGTCACTGCGTTTACTGACCAGTCTGCGGCAATTACTGGAACTAATAATACTTACAACGTCAATGCGGCGACTGTAGGTGCTGTTGTGTTCCACAAATCAGCGATTGGAACAGTAAAATTAATGGATTTAGCTATGGAGTCAGAATATGACATTCGTAGACAAGGTACATTAATGGTTGGCAAGTTTGCTTTAGGTCACGGAATATTGAGACCTGAATCAGCTTGTAAAATCGTTACTTCGTAGTTGAACTAACAACGTAAGGGATAGGCGAGACATTTAGTTTCGCCTTCCCACAAACTTATTAAAAATTATGTCCACAATAACAACAAGAACAAGTCATCTTGAGTGTATTAATACAATGCTCTCAACTATTGGAGAAGCTCCGGTAAATTCTTTATCTGGTTCTCTTCCATTAGATGCAAGTACAGCAGTTAATATATTAAATGAAGTAAACAGAGAAGTTCAAAGTGCTGGATGGAAATTTAATACTTCTTGGAAGGTATCTCTTAATAGAGATGTAAATAATAAATTAGTAGTAGGAGCAGATGTTTTACACATTGAATTTAACCACCTAAGAGAAAGTAAAATTTCTTACGACCCAGTATTAAGAGGAAATTATTTATATAATTTAGCAGATGAAAGTTATACTTGGAATAAAGATTTTGAATACGTAACAGTTATTTATCTTTTAGATTTTGAAACTATTCCTGAACAAGCAAGAAGATATACAACTATTAGAGCCAGCAGAATATATCACGATAGAACTTTAGGTTCAAAATCAATACATAAATTTTCAATGCAAGATGAACTCGGAGCTTTAGCTTTATTAAAACAAACTGAAGCTGACACTGCTGACCACAACATTTTCGATAGTTTAGGACAACATCTAACTGTTAATCGAAATTAAACAAAATACATAAATGCCTTTAATCTCTCGAAATATTTCAAATTTAATTGGGGGAGTCTCACAACAACCTGAAGTGCTCCGTCTCGAAAACCAAGCAACAATACAAGAAAATGGATTTTCAGGAGTCGTAGAAGGATTGAAGAAAAGACCTCCGACTAATTATGTAGCAAAGATAAGCTCAAGCAGTTTATCAAATGCTTCTATTCATACTATTAATCGAGATTCTTCAGAGAGATATATTGTAGTAATTACAAATGGAGCTATCACTGTTCATACTATTGATGGAACAGCAAAGACTGTAGTAGCTCAAACTAACGCCACTAACTATTTAGCATCTTCAAGCCCAAGAACTGAGTTTAAATGCTTAACAGTTAATGACTATACTTACATAATAAATACAAACAAAACTGTAGCTATGAACTCAGCTACAAGTACAGGTAAAGTTGAACAAGCAATTTATCAAGTTACTCAAGGTATTAATTCTACAAAATATTCTATTACAATAGATTCAACGACTTATAATTTTACAAGTTCAAATGCCGATACAGAAGCTATAAGAGACGGATTATTTACAGCAGTAGGTACACCTTCAGGAATTACAGTAACTAAAATTGGAAATTCTTCTTTTAAAGTAGTTAAAGCTTCAGGAACTCTTTCAGTTTCAGCTAGTGATGGCTATGGAAATGGTGCTTCTCAAATTATTTATGACAGTGCTCAAAACTTTTCAGATTTACCAGCAGAAGGTATTGATGGACAAGTAGTAGAAATCAAAGGTGATGCGGCTAATAATTTTGATAATTATTGGGTGAAATGGATAGCAAGCACTTCCGTATGGGAAGAAACTTTAGCTCCATCAATTACATATAAATTTAATTACGATACAATGCCTCACTTGCTTATTAGAACAGCAGATGGGAATTTTAGATTAACTCAAGCAGATGGTTCAACTTACACAGTTTCTTCTACAGATTATACTGTACCTGAATGGGGAGAAAGAAAAGTTGGAGATTTAGAAAGTGCTCCAAATCCAAGTTTTGTTGATACAAAAATAAAAGATATTTTCTTTCATAGTAATAGACTAGGAGTATTAGCAGACGAAAATGTAATTTTCTCTAGGTCTTCTGAATACTTTGAATTTTTTGCTGAAACAGTTACCGATGTTTTAGATACAGATGTTATTGATATAAATGTCAGTCACACAAAAGTGAGTTTGTTAAAAAATGCAATTCCATTTAATACTAATTTATTAATATTTTCTGACCAAACACAATTTCTAGTATCTGGAGGAGCTTCACTTACACCTTCAAATGTTGCTGTAGATGTAGCAACAGAATATGAAGCTTTAGATTCAGTTAAACCTGTTGGTTCAGGTAGTAATGTTTTCTTTGGATTTAACAAAGGCCAATTTACTGGTTTAAGAGAATACTTTGTTGAAAGTGATGGTGAAACAAACGAAGGAGAAGACATCACAGCTAACATACCAAAATATATTCCTTCAAGTGTTTTTAAGTTTGCTATCGCATCTAATGAAAATGTTTTAGTAGCATTAAGTTCTAAAACTACAGAAGTAAATAATTTATATATTTATCAATGGTTTTATTCAGACAACAAAAGATTACAAAGTGCTTGGCATAAATGGTCATTTGGAACTTCTAGTAATGTTACAATATTAAACGTAGATTTTATTGGAACGACTTTGTATTTATTAATGCAAAGGTCTGATGGCGTTTACATTGAAACGATTGATGTAGCACCAGCTACAGTAGATACGTCAGCAAATTACTTAACACATTTAGATAGAAAAATTACTAATGCCACAACAGGCGTAAGTGAAAGTTATAATGCTGGTACTAACCGGACTACAATAACCATTCCTTACACGATTGATAATACAATGAAATTAGTTGGAGCTTCAACAGCTTCCAACACAGCCGGAACAGATATTTCTTTAGTTTCAGCAACAGGAACTTCGATTGTCGTTGCAGGAGATATAACTGCTTATGATTTTTTTATGGGAGAACAATATACTTTTACTTATACATTCTCTCAGCAATATATGGCACTTGGAGATGATTATGCTTCAGGTTCAAGAACAAGAATAAAAGATGGTAGATTACAAATTAGAAATTGGACTGTTAGTTATAATGATACATCTTATTTTCAAGCATTAGTTACTCCAATCGCTAGAGACACTTCAACAACAACATTTACAGGAACAATAGTGGGAAGTGGTCTAGCAGGCCGAGTTAATCTTGAAGACGGAGATTATGAATTTGCAGTATTAAGTAGAAATGAAGGTTTAGTAATTTCACTTAAAAATAATAGTCACTTACCTTCTAATTTTGTTAATGCAGAATGGCAGGGTTATTATACAAAACCAGCTTAAACCTCATTTAAGAGTAGCAACAGAAGAGGACTGTATTTATTTATCTAAAAGATTAAGACAAGAAGATTTTCAAGAAATAAAAGCAGTCACAGGTTTATCACCTCTACTTAGTTTAACAATAGGATTACAATTAAGTGATGTACCTTTAGTTATTTGTAATAAGAAGAATAAACCAGTAGCTATGCTTGGTGTCGTACCACAAGGACTCTTCGGAGCAATTTGGATGGTAGGCACAGAAGACTTAAAGAAAATAAGTTTAAGTTTTATACGAAATTGTAAAGGAGTATGCGATGTCCTTAAAAAAGATTATCAACTTCTTAACAATTTTGTAGATGCTCGATACACTTTACACATTAATTGGTTAAAGTGGATGGGCTTCACTTTCATTAACAAACATCAACAATACGGAATAGAACGTAGATTATTCTACGAATTTGAAAAAATATAATATGTGTAACCCAACTTTAGCGATTAGTGCTTTATCTGCTGGTATGCAATACCAACAGTCTATTACATTACAAAAAAATGAAGAACTAAAAGCAAAAAGACAAAATGAAATTGCTTTAGCTAATTTAGAATATAATAGAAAATCATCCTCATTAAGATTAAGACAATCTACAGAAAAGAATTTAGCAAAATTAAAAGATGCCGAACAATTAATTAGAAGAAAGAAATCTACAGTTATTGCTGGTAAAACTTATACAGGAAATACTTATAATTCTTTATTAGCTAATTATTATAGAAGTGAAGGAAACTACAGAAATACTGTATTAGGAAATATTCAGAAAAATAAATTTCAGTTTGACCAAACACAAACAGCATTAACAAATCAATATGATGCTCAGTCTAGTTATTCAATAGCACCAGATTATCTTTATACAGCAGGAGCTTCATCATTAGCTTTTGCTAAAGATTATTATGAGTACAAAGCTAAGAAGAACGCTAATAACGTAAATAGAGATTATTATGAATATGAATATGGACACGATGACTAATGGCTAAAAGACCTAAAGACCCATCTCCTTACTTATCTCAAGTAAGTGGAGTAGACCCAGAAATAGTCTCTCAAGATTATAACTTATT